CATATATTGGTCTGCCTTCATATTCGGCTACATATATGTGATACTTTGTTGGATCTGTTAGTTGGTATAGTTGGGCGTTTGTCTTGCATTTGTAAATAGAACCTTGCCCGATACGATTACCGTATTTAATTAACGTATAGTCACCTACCATTTTGCAAAATCCACCTGGATATTCACAATACGTTCCTTTACCTTCTTGCAATTTACCAAATTTACCCTGCGTCATTAAATTAGTGACTCTTTTTTGTAATTCCTTACTCTTAATTTTCACATATTACCTTTCATGTGTATTGTTCTCTTGATATTATATAACCTCTATATTCCCCACGACCTGATTCTAATACTTTATTTAATTGTCGTTTGATTGAATCTATTTGTATATCGTTACTAAGCGATCCATAATGAAACCAATAAGCGGCTGATTTTGCATTTTTAAATACAATGGGTTTGGGTGGTGATAGTTGTAAAAAGCCTCCCATGAACACTTTAGTGGGGTGGACGTGAACAGCATACCCCGTACAAGTTCCACCCTCGCCACCTTCGCCACCTTTTGATGTATTAAATAAATTACCGGTACCTTGATCTAGTCTACCATATAACAATATCAGTTCTTTTTCATATTCAAGAGCTGTGAATTTATCTACAAATTCTTTTAATATGGACCATTCAATTTTGGTATAATCGACCCCTGAAAATTTACTTTTGTCATTCATGTGGATTCTATGTCCGGTAAATGTACCTGTTCCAAATCCGACATATATTGGTCTGCCTTCATATTCGGCTACATATATGTGATACTTTGTTGGATCTGTTAGTTGGTATAGTTGGGGGCTTGTCATGTGGTATATATTACATGAAAGTTGCACACCTGTCAAGCAAAAAAGCCCTCGGGTGAGGGCTTTTTTTAATAACACTATTGTGGATGTTAGTGCTTTCTGTTGTACTGCTTCTTAGAATGCTTGTTTGCTTTCTTAGAATGCTTAGAATGCTTGCTTTCTTTCTTGGAATGCTTGTTTGCTTTCTTAGAATGCTTAGAATGCTTGTTTGCTTTCTTAGAATGCTTAGAATGCTTGCTTTCTTTCTTTGCTTTCTTCTTTGCTGTGTGAGCTGCTTTCTTTGCTGCTCTGATTAACGTCTTCAGTTCCGTATAAGTCATTTGTGATAAGTCTCTAATAACCGACACTTCAACAATCTTTTCAACTTCAACTTCAACTGTTTCTGTTACGATTATCTCAACAATCTTTTCCACAACAACATCAACGTATTCAATTGGTCCAGGAACATCAACATAATTGGTTGGTCCTACAACATCAACGTATTCGATTGGTCCAGGAACATCAACATAATTGGTTGGTCCTACAACATCAACGTATTCAATTGTTGTTACAACTTCCTGTACTGGACATGCATTAATCGGGCCGCCTTCTAGTGGAGTAGTTGCAGTTAATGTGTGTGTTTCTAATGAATACACTCCATTTTCAGCTGCTGTTCCTCTAGCGTGTTGTCCATATAGACCACCACCCCAACCTTTAATTATACCATCTTGTTTTACGAACCAAGTGTCGCCATTGTTAACATAGAGATCTGTAACACCAGATTCAATTAATAAAGTTGGTGCTGATGTTCGTGTTTGGCTGCTGAGCATTGTGGAGTTAGTCCACCCCATCCCCCAAACACTACCATCTGTTCCCAAAATTATAGTTGCACCATCTGTTGATACATTTGCTGCTTGACCTGTATAGTCTGCAATTGCTCCTGCAAAGTTACGTGTAATTGTATCATCAAAAGAACCAATACCCAATGCACCGTTTCTGTTGACTCCCCAAGACATTGCAATGCCATCACTTACCGCCATTGATAACCCTTCGCCAGCCGAAAATGCTGTTACAAATTCTAAGGGCAATCCATTCTCATCAATTACCTGAACTGCTTGTGTGTATGTAGTATCAATGTTCGATCCATCACCCAGTTGGCCATCAATGTTTTGTCCCGCCGCGAACAACGTACCATCCGCTGATAACATTAATACGTGAGTTTGGTCAGCATCAACCGAAACAATGTTAGATGGAATACCATAAACCTGTTCTGTAATACCAGTTCCAAAGTTATATACAAATACATCACCACCAATTACAGCGTATACACTGTCTAGGTAGTTTTGCAATCCCCCAAGCATTGTAATGTCAGTTGCACCTGATAAAGAAGGAATATCAACCGGATCATAATTGCGTTGGCCATTCTGCAAACCAAACCATGTTACGTTGCCGTTATTTGATAATACTGCACTTTTTCCATAAATTGCATCAACAGTTTTTACATTATCAATACCAATGTATTTGGGAGAGTAAAAGTTGTAAATTCCACCGTTTTTTGTTGCATATGTACTTTGTAGTGATGCCATTCGGGCTGCATCTACAAATTCACCGCCAGTTGCACAGTTACCCATCGTGAGGTTACCTGAACAATATAATGATCCATTTTGAACAATAAGTGTGTGTGTTTTGCCTGTTGCCAACTCGGTTTGCAAACCAAATGCTGAACCTGATAACGCTAATGTAATTGCTGCTGCTAATTTTACTGATTTTTTCATAATATCCACCTTGCCTCCGCGACACACCAACTCTGTATTCATTCCCAATGAGTTGTAGTCGATTAAAATTTGGTCTTGGGAAGACCCGTATGAGTTAGTAACTATTTCCCTAACTCATGAATAGAGTATACCGTAGGTGACCTATAAAGTCAACAAGAAATTTAATGATTATGGAGATATTACATATTCTTCCAAATTGACAACAATACTATTGACATAATTGGTGGCTCTCACAACATCTCCCTCAGTAACCCAATATATTCGTTTATCATCATAACACCCAATGCCATATTTAATGGTGGTGCTTGTTATAGTGGTTATGTGGTTGACAGCAAATTGAATATTGTAATACGCTACGAGAGAGTGACTTAATATATGTTTTGGATCTCTAATCACGTAACAACCGGTCACTGTTAGTGTGTAATTCTTAATAGTAGCTTGCATGTTTGGGTGGTTGTTAATCCACCTACGCATATTCACATGCAATGTGTCATAACTAATTGTTGGTGTAAGAACAGTACTTTTGTGTTCTACTGAGTCATATAGTGTATAGTTTGCACAACCAACAACAGTAGACAACAATAACAAGATATACTTTATGTTGCCCATTGATGCTCTATGTAGCGTCACGCCATATCATCAATGTGTCCAATGTTTTATCTTTTTTCACATGAACTGCACCCAATTCTGGATTAGTATCAAATCGTTTGCTTTGTCTTAGTACTGCAAGACTAATTTCATTATCATTCACAAATTTACTTACTGGTGTTGGAGTTTGTGGGATATTAGAAAACGCCTTTGATATTTTGTCTCCTTTACGGCCACGTTTTTTAAGAACTTTTTGACTCTTGGTCGCAGATTCAGGTTTGGTATCAGAAATAGAAATTGCAACATACCCAGGCTTTCTAGATTTTGTTGTTGATGTTGATCCCGTCTTTGCTTTTGCGTCTGTTTTCTTGCTTGCACTGAACATCTTTGAATATGACTCAACATCCATATCTGATGAGCTTCTAAACGCACCGGCTTGTTTCATCGATCTTGCAGTTTCCAATTCTGTTTGGCTAACACCAAAAATGCTACATGCTTTGGTATCTGATGGGGCGAAATGGTCCAAAAGTGCGAATCTGTCGTTCCAATTTAATGTTTTGCTGTTGCTCATTGTGTTGCCTCTATATTATGTTATGGTAATGACCGGCCATATCTCAGTCTACGCAACCGAGATAGTGCAAGTCCTTGTTTGGTCAAATGTTCAGATGCAATTCCACTATAAAATCTACCTTCGAATAATATGCCAATCTTTTTAGATTTTGGCCCACCACGCAATAACTGCAGATATCGTTTTGCATATGAACGGTGGCCATATGCATCAATTTCATATTTTTCCATTTGATACTTCCTGTTTATTGGATAATTGTATATTCAATTGGGTAAAAAGTCAACTAGGGTGTTCAACTTTCACATTTTCATAAGGGAAAATGATCCACGGACTATCTGTTGGAATACGTTGCCAAAAAATATCAGGAGTTGATACTGCATCTTCTTTCCAATACAGAGCTGCTGTCATTACTTTGTGTCCCATAAGTTCATACTGGTTCCTAACTTCTGACATTGTTCTACCTGAATCTATAATATCATCAACTACCAATATTGACGGAGGAGTATCATCAATATTATTAACATCACTGGGAATTTCAGGAATCATGTTAATATGATTCTTGTCATCCCCAGCTCCTTCACGAGATGAGTATGATACTGCATTCATTGGGATGTTTAATATGTGTGACAATATAACACCAGGCAATAATCCACCTCTAGTCAACCCAACAATAACATCTGGGTTGAACTGGGATATTTTATCACTTAATGATATACTAACACATCCTTTTTCAATATCATCATATGATGGGTGTGATAATACGGCTTTCATTAGTGGTGGCAACTACACTGGCTACATGGGGATGGTGGGGCAACAAATCTTACTTCCCACCATTTGTGGTTCATGTATTTGTTTCCAATAATATATTCTTCATAGAATCCACCTAACGTTTCCGCCTGTGATGCCGTAATATATCCGTTAGTTCGGCCATATGCTGGAACATCAACTAGGAAGGTACGTCTCCATGTATTGAGCTCTTTCCAATGTTCTCTGGATAATTGGGCACATACTTCTTCCAGTCTTGCTGTCCATTGTAACTTCATATTCATATTTTTACCTGTTGTTTAATAGTTGTTGAAATAATAATTTGATTACTCGTGCTGATTCTAGTGCCATATGGGCATCTTCCAATGCGTTGTGTGAGTTTCTGGGATCGAACCCCACCATAGTGAATAATTCATCTGATGTCCATGTTCCGAATGTGGCAAACCCCATAGAATTTGTATCATAGTGGCGGTTACCAAATGATAGAGGAACATCTTGTCGTTTGAATAAGTCAGCCAAAAATGGAAGATCAAACATATGTACATTATGCCCTAGCGTTCTAATTGTGGAAGTTGGACCCCAATATTTTAGAATGAATTCAGCAATTTTGACTACAGCATCTTCTTCATCCAGCCCATTAGCTTCTAGGTGAGCAAAAGTAAGCCCGTGAACTTCCTCTGCTTTTATACCAAAGTGTGGTGTCTCCTGTCGTTGTCTTTTGCTTTCTTCATTCCATTTGATTTCCACATATAGTTCATCAATAGGTTTGAATGTTGTTGCATCTGCTACTATCAACCCCCAAGATACAGTTTGATGACGTTCTCCTGTCCTTTCATTGTGGATGGGATTATCATTTTTAAAACAAAGCCCAGTCGATTCACAATCAATAGCCAATAAGTTAGTAAAACTACCTATGACTTTATCCATGAGGGATTTCAACCGAAGACATTGACGGAAAGCTGTAATTAATATCAACATTCCCACGAAAAACAATATTGTTGATATCAATAATGTTCACATATCCTGTGTATTCACTATTTAATGTGATAGTCACTATATTACCGGAACACGTTACAGTGTGTGGTGCATTGGCAAACACACTCCCATCAGGGTTTTGAATGAACAATTGCATAACAACCTCATCAGCTCTACCTTCTACACAACAAGTGATAGTGTTGGTGTTGCAAAAATTAGTTCTGTGTATGATATTACGTTGGTTGTGATATGCTTCTTCGTGTATTTTTTCGTTAACTAGATATTGTTGCATCCTGAACACAGTATCTTTTAATTCTATGATGTGCTTAACTAGATTATTATTAATATCATCTTGCGTGGTAACAGTCATTGTATATTCCCGATTATTTCCAATCCGTTCCTTTATCATGACTATACCCACCAGCATATTTAAGAGCATTATCAGATTTGACAAATTTAATCTGGCCAATTCTGGTTCCTTTTCCGATGATGGACACACCTGATCTGTTATGCAGTGCACATCCAATATGTCCACTGAAGTGGCTGTCAAAAATTCCAGATGTTAAGTATATTCCATTTCTACTGAAGGTGCTTCTAATAATAAGTTCACAGCAAACACCCTCTGGGATATCAACGTAAAAATCAGAGGTCATGTCATATACTTGATGTTCGTTCAAAGTCCACCAATCAACATCACCTGTCATGTTATCAATTTTCACCGGTTGCATTTCTTTGCCACCACGCATTGTTTTTCCATGTTCGCTAATAATGAATGTTTTTTTCTCATCAATATTAAATAATTTATCTATTGTGAAATCAATGGCATTTGGGCTGACAAATTTGTGGTCTATCCAATCTTCGTATGTATTACAATTTGGATGAGTAATCCAACCTTCGTTTATTGCTGTTTTTGGTGATATGTACATTATGGTCTCGTTATGTGTTATGTTATTTGTTTTTATATTGTACTAGAAACTCTTCGCGTTTGTCAAGTACTTGTTTCCTTGCTTCTTCGAATTTGATATTTTCATTCATGCAATATATTTTCTCTTTTTCTAAAAAATCTTTAGTATGCTCAATCGGTATGTGTTCTTGGTAATCACTAATTTCATATTGTTCAGTGTTATCCTCTGTCGAATGAGTTGCGTGTACTGTTGTTAATAATATATTAAGCTTGTCCCTTACATCATTTCTGGCAGTAGATGGCATGATCCTACCACGCAATTGGCCGGCGATATCTTCCAACTTCCGTTGGATTTGTGTAGTCGACATTATTGTTGGATCGTTTTGTAAAGTTTGTGGTTGAGGTGGTTGAGGTCTTACAGCCATTAATACACTAATGCCATATACATATACCCACCAACCAGTATCAACAAACTATACAATATTGCACGTATCAATCTGGAAGTGTTAATTTTTTCATCTTTCATTTTTAGTTCATCTTTCATTTTTAGTTCATCGCTATCATTTTTGTGTGTAATAAATTACCATCAACATCAACTGTTCCCCAGAATTCTCTACCACATAATGAATTCCATGTCCAATCAGGTGATTTGAATATCCGGAGTTCAACAGAAGGGTCTTCTATCATATCATTATACAACACAGACATCTGATTTATTGCAGTCAAAACATTCTTATTGTCTCTGACATCATCACCTGTATGGCATGAATGGGTTAGCTGCCTAATAGATTCCAATACAGTGACAGCTTCCGACATGCTATAATCTTCTGCAGACAATGATGTAATAGTGAAGTTAGTCTTCGGCATACCATTTTTCCTGTTCTGTATTATCAAATAACTTTTCAGTTAATTGTATATTATGCTGAATACGTTTTAATGTTGCTACATCTTTTGGTGCTGACATATAAAAATCAACTGGCATCTTTGGTTTCTTCGTTGATAATAAACTATCCGAGTTGTTTGTATATTCATGGCCCAAAATTGCCGACCAGATGGGCCCTGACGAATCGATAGTATTCAACACATTCATTCTAATCAATGATGGAATTTCTGTTGCTGGTCCGCCGTTTAACCCAAGATAGTGATGGTGTTTGGCAGGATTAAATAATTTACGTTCTTGTAGAATTTTGGTCATCACCACACGAGCAAATGTTGGGTCAATTGACGTATCTGCATTTGGAATCCCCAAAATAGACATCCCGATAATATCAATATCGGGATTATTTGCTGCCCATTTGTAAGTTTGTATCCAGTCCTCAATATCGTCTGTCTCTGACTGTGGAACAAAAAATGTATCAAACCCAGCTTCTTTAAATTGAGGAATAAAGTCTCTTGCAGCGTCAATTGTTACATGTCCAGGCTTGAATGGATAATCAGGTAATACAATTGCATGTGCTCCACACAATCCAGCTAAGTCTAATAATTTATCTGGACTGTATGGTTCTTTAAGCTCATATGCTGAATTATCAATAATGAGATAATCACCATCTTTTGACCGTTGCTTGTAGAACTCAGTGTATGCTGTATCCGCGCTATCTACTAAATGAGCCAATACGAGGTGAGTTTTACTTACAGTAGTAACATCTAATAATGACGTTGGTGCGATATAACAAAAACTTGGTTTACAATTTAACATTTTTTCCTCTTTATTTAATAAAAATCCATTGATGGTCCAATACCATAATAAGTACCATTAAAATACTTACCATAGCCAATGATCTTTCCATCCTTTGACAACAACACACTATCCGGCAACATTCTTAACAAAAATTGTTTCCATTTAGGCTGTTGCATTAGTGTTGTTTTTTTCATCTTCAGTTTTCTCGATTTGTTGTTTGAGAGCATCAATTACTGATTCGTTGAATACTGCTCTACCTGCTGCCCGAAATGTCTGTTCCAGATCAGTAGCTGATGCTTCTTTTTCGAACAGATTAATCGATGCATCCGATAAGTGTTCTTTAATCCAAATGTCGATTAAAGCAATTTGTGTTTCGTCGAGCACATCCAAATCAACACTATCAAATTCAGGCATTATGATACTCTCACAACGCTTCCATTTTCACCATCTTCACTAACTTCGGCTGCGGATAACCCAAGTTCTTCAATTAGTTCTTTTGCTATCATTTCACATGACATACTGTTAAATTGACAACAACCAACAGTATATTCAAAGTATTTGTTTGAAATGTAAGTTTTGACTTTTTGTTTTAATAGTATGAATTCAACATCACGGTCACTGTGAGTAACAGGCATATAAGCTTTGATGTGAAACATGTGGCGATGTGGGTCACGTAGGAAAGCAACACGTTCGAATGGACATTCAGGCCAGTTGTGGATGCCTTCGATTGCTAATGTACAAAATACTTCTTCTGTGAACTTCATGTATGTCTCCGTTATGTTTTTCCATATTATACATAACTAACACGTGAATGTCAAGAATATTTTTACTTCTTTGGTGTTAATACTCCAGCAGATTTTGCAGCCGCCAAAGCTTCTTTGTAATCTGGAAAAATCTTAATGTTTTTGAAGTCATTGAGAATTTCACCTTTATGTCTTCCACCATTTCCTTCTTTTCCAGATTCAAAATCCTCTTTATTCTGCCACCATTCAACTGGTTGGATAAAGTGAGATTGTTTTTTGTTGCGATAGTGTTCTAGTTCTTTTTTGCAGTTATGAGCTTTGACTGGTTTTTGTTCATCTTCTGCATTCTTTGTCTTGTTTGCATAGTGCATCTCAACAGGGCGAATGTATTGCAATTCTACTCCCGTGATACCAGCAGGTCCTTTTGATGGACGGAAGAATGCAAAGATGTTGGGAGTTTCTTCAGTTTCACACAGCTCTTGTAATTTCATGCACTTATTTATGCAATATTCCGTTTAGCCGCACAATAGTAAGTATTTGCTCCGGCTGGAGTTGTATTCGCCTCTGCTACGATGCGAGTGACAATTTCAGATTTTGAAGCACCTGGCATGTCCAAGAATACACGTTCCGCGATAGAACCTTTAGACTCTTTCTTTGCTTTGTGTGTTGTTACAGAAGAAGTACGTTGTTCTTTCTTCTGTTTTTGTTTGATGATTACATCTGGACCTGCAAATCCCAAGGTTTTCTTTAGATTGTGAAAGTAAGTAGTGGCCCCAGGTTTTGATAATCCAACATCATTCATTAACGCATCAACAATTACATGTCTATCGTTTTTTCCATCGTTCAGTTCAAGATATAATACTTCAGCTTGTTGTTTTTTGGACCCTTTGTGTGCGAGTGTGCCATTATCATCCACATCGTTGTTGCCTTCTGTTCTGAAATCTTTAACCACCCAAGGAGATTCATCAATGAACGCTTTGTGGTTGACTTGAGCGGTTTTCCACACGACATCCATATCTGGAATGTTACCTGTATTAAACGCCCGTATAGTTTCTTGTACACAATATAAGAATAAGAATTTAACTGTTAAATCATTACCAGGTATTTGTTGTGTATCAAACCCCATAATATCAGCGATACCTTTCTCATGTTGAGACCGATTCAAGCCTACATGATTGTGGTTAAAATATGTAACTGCAGCCCCAAATGAGTCAGTGGGAGCGCCAAAACTTGATATTGCTTGAATAGGTGTCTGCATGTGTATTTCTCCTGTTTGTTGTATATGCTTATTATATAATACATTACCCTAATTGTCAACTGTTATTTGGCAACAATCGATGGGTCTGGTAATAACAATTGTTCCAACTTCGCATCTTCCCAATCATCATTCCATTGCCCTATTTCCTTTAGTAATTGTTTGGCCAAAGCCAAATGCCCATTACGCCCATGTAGTATGGCTTGGTCACGCTTATACTCTATAACTTCATCCAGCGCCTGCTGTTCTGAAATGCCAAACATTTTTCGTAGGTGAGTGAACATTTCCATCTCTCCAGTGCTTAGGTGAATCTCACCAAATTTTGGTTTAATTAAATCTGTCATGTGTGTATATCCAAAGTGAATGGAACGTCTGATATATCATCAACGTTCGGGTTATAGTTATTGAGTTGTCTTTGTTCATTTTTATCAGGTACGATTTCACACACTGGAGATGGTGGGGGTATGACAGGTGGAGTGATCAATACAGGAACGTAAGCATATCTAGGAATTGTGTATAATATAACGGTTCATTCCACAATTGAATAGTTTCAGGTATCCATCTATTTTACAATTTTCATTTTCTGATAAGGTATCATCATACACACTAAGCTTATTCGCTAAATGCTTGCGCCTGAATCCAAACTTATGAAATCTTTTCGAATTCTTGCACCAGTAATAATCAGGTGGTAGTATTTTATCTAGTGTCCACCCAGTCGACTCGTATAATTGTCCATTACTGTAACGGAGGTCAGCAAACGATATAATATCAGTCCAATCATGAATGCGTTGGAAATGTGTTAACAGTTTAGTAAACCCTCCAGGAACAGGACAACTAGTTGCATACCTATTCAACACATAAGCATTATCTTGTTGTTTGATGAATGTGATTGCCGCTACAATATCTCCATTATGTTGCAATCCATACGAAACACTACCAGGACCTGAACCTTGGATGTGGTATTTATTAAAGAATTTACCTTTCTCTACATTTGATAACTCAATGATTTTAGTTTTTCTTGCATATACACTAGGGATAGAAGATATGTGTATTATATTCGATATTTTTGATTTGATAATTCCTTTGATATTTTCATCATTCCATTCATCCTCAAATATGGTTAACAATCGAATACCTTTTGCATTGCATGCCTTTAATTTATCCGAATGGTAGTTTCTATTTTTGAACTTATCGCTGTGCCAATACAATCCACAATATTCTATTGCTAGTTTATATTCTGGTAGGTAAATGTCCAATTCTTTGGGATGGATAATATTCCTATCATTGCTGAGTATCGTCGTATTCGGAAGGCAAGACTTTATGAAGTGTAATACTTCTTTTTCGCCCACAGATGTAATAAAGTGTTGTTCTCTCATCCATTGTTTATCTTCTATGTTTTCAATGGTTTGAGTGGGTATAGTGGATTTGGAATACCTACTATGGCCATATTTTTTTAAATGAGAATCAGTCACCAGTTGTTGGATGTGTGGACTTTGAAACGGATATTCATGTCCCAAATTGCACATTCTGGTTTCTTTTTGTTTTTGTTGTACTGCAGGAATCAATGATGTTGATGAAACACCATACTTATCAAGAATGGTAGTTCTTACTTTGGCTTGTATTTCGATATTGTCAAATGGAGTATCTGTTCCATATCTCTCATTACATGTAGCCTTTCGTTTGTTGTTGATTTCTGTATTTCCACATGGATACTCACTACCATATCGACTAACTAATGTGGTTTTTCTTTTGTATCGAGTGTTTTTATTATTCTGTGCACATTTTGCTGAACAGAATTGTTGATACCCTTGATTGAAACTAATAAATTTTGTTTCGTTATCTTCACATGTTACACATGTGATCTTATGTGTGATATTGTTGACTATTACATGGATGCGTTGAGCGGTAGTTGATTTGTTAGACAAAAAACTAGTCATTGATATTATTGATTCCCACAAAGCTTGGTGTTTGGGGTTCTTTGATAGTGACATTCCACCACGGGAATTATATGTCCCATCACGTTTAATCACGTTTAACTGTTTGAGGTTGGATAACATTATATAATTCTCTCCTGTTGATATTTATAAACGAATATCAACAGGAGGATTTACTTACTTATTTTGGGGCACAATCCTTGTGTTTCCATGCTACTGCAATCGCATCCCAGTTGTGTAGTGATTCTTGGTGGCAAGTGCTAATGGTGAAATCAGTGATAGTTCCATTATCGTACCATTTGTCCAATGCCCCATATACTAAACGAACTGCATCTTCACCAAATAGCAAATTCGATCCGTTCAATTCTGCAAAAGCACCTTCATCACGTCTTTTGACCACAACTTGAACTTCAGTTGGGATATGTTGGCGATGTAATTCAATCAAATCTTCAATCCAGATTATATTGGCTGGGTCAAATTCAACAGTAGTTTTCATAATACTGCGCTGGCTATGAGCGTTCGCTGCAGCATTTCGCTTTGTTCTAGCGTCATATGCAAGCTCGAATGAACAAGGACATGTTGAACTGTAGACATACTCAGTTGTCAAAAAGAATTTATATTGATTGTCATCTTCCGCACTGTACCTACCTTCCAATGTTACATTATATGCGATATGGCCTTCCATCTTCCTATTACTAATTTTTGCACCATCTGATAATTCAGTGAAATCACCACTTGCCAGTTCTGCTTCAGTAATAGGCATTCGAGTACGCAAGGCTTTCTGTGTCCATGGATATTTAAAGCGTAATTTGCAATATGATTTCTTACTTCCTTGTTTGCTGGCCATTTCTTCCAAGGCTGCTTTCATACCATCTAAAGTTAAATGATCTTTAATCGTATCATGCATAAGAAGATACAATCGAGATAAATTTAACCCTTTTGCTTCTGGGTTGTCCAATGAACAATACAGAGATGCTTGTGATTGTAATACTTGTTCGGTTCCATCTCGGCGTTTGACACGGATAGGCAAATCAACTGGAGCAATCCCGACTTTTTGTAACGGAATATGAGCGCCAGGAATTATAGGATCAACTTGCGGGTCCGGCAATGAACTATCAGTTGGATAAAAATCTTGATCATATCGGAAGGTAAGTTCTTCCATTTTGCTACCATAATCTGTATGGTTATATTCACCGGTTGGTGCCTGATGTTCGTTTGTTGAATTGTCATTGCAGTGTCCTGACATTTTGGTTCCTCTTATATTATTGTTATGTGTATTGTGTGAATTCCATGGGTGCGGATAATCCACCAGCTGATTGATGGATTATTATATCCGAACGCTGAGTTAAGTCAGGTGTATCAATTACTGTTAATTTGCTAGTATGTATCATTTGTTGTGTAATGTCAAGCATTGTGATATCAATCATACGAGAATAATGTATATTTGAACCACGAGTACCATCAGATACTACACTAAACTGCCCAGCTTTTAGATAAAACACTGCAGCATAATGTTGGTTGTGCTTCATGCATGTTTGATAATAATCATTTAACCAGGCACTATGCTCATTATCTTTTCCCATTGCAACTAATGCATATGTGAACAAGTCGGCATGTGTGCGTTCAGTAAACCACAGATCATTAGATCTGACTGCAGCTTCTTCATCTGCAAATTTACGTTGAGTTATTTCGGCTTGAAACTTTTTGGCCAATTCTACATTGTTGTTAACTTCAGATAACGTCACATCCCAATCGGTTAGTATGGATCTGGATGTCTTTCTGGTGATAACATTAAACCCTCTATCTGCGATTTGTTTTAGGATTGTTGATTTTCCTGATCCTTGTGATCCAGCACATGCTACTAACATATTGATTTTCCTCGTTTATAATATATAGACATTATACTAGAAGCGCTGCTCAATGTCAACAACAGCTAGTCTAATCATGTCCCTACATATATGATCATTATGTGGAGCAAACTTCACAACATATTCAGGATATTTCAGTTGCAACCGTTTGATGCGTTCGTCGATTGCAGGTCCAGTGTTCAGGTGTTTGCCGACAATAGTAAGTGTTTTGTTCGTGGCATCGGTTACATAATCAGAAGTGTAATGCACACGCGTCCCATCGTAATACGCCTTGCACAATCCTATATCAAACCAATCATTTACATATTCAATAGGTGGGATTGTAAGGAAAATAAGTTGGAAATCGATATCATTTTTGCCAACATCAAATAGTTCTGCAATGATATGTTCCGGATCATCCGCATAATTGTCGGGTGCTGGATTCTGAATGATTGCATCGGATGGTTTTAATTCCAATATACGAGATAACGATCCAATAGTAACATACATTGCACTATCCCGGCTGATACTAGGTGTATGTATGAAAATATCGATATCTTTTATTGGTTTATGCCCGTGAGCATCGCGGATAGCTCCACCAGCAATAATTGCGCTTTCGTATCCTGCTTTGTGTAATAACACAAGAACATGGAGCACTTGCTGTTCCATATCTGAATTATACTGCATACACTTTTACCTCTTCTCCGAATTCAGTAAACTGTTTGTTTGTGATGTTTGTAACTTGTGTAATCATGCATATTGCTTTATATATCGCACGCTCATCAACTTCTTCAGAATTAACCCCAACTTTAATTCGTTCGTTATCAACTTGAACGAATTCTCTGACCAGTGTCATCGAAGGTTGTAATAATATTGCTTTTCGTTCTATTTTTGAAACATCAGATTCGACAGCCCAAGCAGCATCGTATGCTTTCTCTTTTACCCACTGTGTGAGTGTTAAGATTTCGATATCTGCCAGTCCTTGATGATCCATCAACTGCATAGCATCATTTAGTATATTTTTTTGTCTGGCACGTTTGCGTAACTCACCAGGAGGAGAAATGATTTGTATCATGATTCGTCACCTGCTTGTTGTTTTGATTCTATACGATCGAGTGCATTTGATAGATCGGCAATTTTGTTATTTATTTTTGATTGCTTGCCTTTAAAAATCGTTCGTTTCAGCTGTGTTTTAGCTGTTTTGATGGTGTTGGAAATGACAACTGATTTGGTTATCAGTTCTTGCAATTCCGCAACAATGGCTTGTTTCATTATGCTCATATTAGTGTGATTTCATCCCCGTGTTCGATTCTTCGTTGATTTAGTATGTCATCTATCCGTGTTAACCCACGTTTGAGTTGGATAATCATATTTTCATGTCCAGTTCTTGATGCCATTTCGATACGGTCATAAATCAACACACGTTGGTCCACTAACTGCCATGAACTTAATTCATGCCACCTGCTGGAATCTATTTGGTCTATTGGTGTACGGGAAACTGGGGTCAGGTTACTGTTGACGTTAACGGCACCTTCATATTCTTTGTATTTGTCACTCATTTGTAATTCCTCTATAGTGCATAATCATACACCAAAGGAATTACACAATCAACAATTAGTTTTGCATTCCTCGTATGTGTAACATTTGGGCGTTGCCCATAGTTTCAAGAGTATACGTTTGTGATCCATCTTCTGATTGTGTTTTGTTTCTGGGAATATCCGTTCCTGCTAATATTGCTCTGCGTATTGCAACATCATCATCCAATGTACTACCAGCATTATATATCCACAATTCTTCGAACGTTCCATCTTCTGTTTGGCGTTTGAATACTAAATGAGCATCATCTACTGAACGGATAATACCACGGCGATCTTCATCATTAAGTTCATCATCACTTTCAGCTCCCATATCTCCTTGTAACGTAGATTGTGATGCTTGGGTATTCCCAAATGCATCATCTTCAGTTTCTTGGTTTTGTCCTACATTATCTTCAGTTTTGTTGTTTGTTATTCCAGCCTCTTTTGCTAGTCGTTCGTAATATGATACTGCAGTTGAGTGTGTAACATTAATTTCATTCACAAACTTTGCAATAATATCACCACGTTCCATATCAGGTTGGTTTATTAATTGTTGGAATGCTTGACGTGCCTGATCGATTTTGGTAGCGCCCATGTTTGATTGGCGGCTAACTGCAGATTGCGAAGATACAGCATTGTTTCCTTCTTCTTCCTCTTCAAATTCACCATCAGATGTGAAATCATCTTCTCTCCACCCATCAGGAGAACGATCAGGAGTCACAAGTTTCTCTCTCCACCATTTGGATATAGTTCCAGTTGCATCATCTATTTGGTCGATTTCATCATCAGAAATAGTATTTGCAGCATCCCTTGATGATTGGTCGAATGAGTAATTTTCACTATCTTCAATTTCACTATCTTCAATTTCACTATCTTCAATTTCATCAGACATACCCAAATCATCTTCCTCTTCTTCCGGATATGTGTAGTTACCTAATCGATGATCATCACCATCAAATTGATATTCCTCATCATCTTTCCATGATGTATCAGGAGTGAAAGTGTTTGTGTTTATGTCTGCAATGGCCGTCCGTAACAAACTGTTAGAGAATTCTTCCTCCTCCTCATCATCAAATTCATCATCTTCAAATTCATCATCGTTATTGTTGAAATTAAGGATGTCATCATCTTCAAATTCATCATCTTCAAATTCATCAAATTCAAATTCATCAAATTCATCATCTTCAAATTCATCATCTTCAAATTCATCATCTTCAAATTCATCATCTTCAAGATCTTCAAATTCAAGATCTGCATCTTCAAGATCTTCAAATTCATCAAATTCATCATCTTCAAATTCATCATCTTCAAATTCAAGATCTGCATCTTCAAGATCTTCAAATTCATCATCTTCAAATTCATCATCAAGATCATCATCTTCAAGATCTTCATCTTCAAGATCAGAATTCTCTTCTTCCTCTGATGATTGTTTGTTGATCTGCATGTAATTACGGAGAGTACTAAACTTAGGAGCATTTCGGTTGTTTTCTCGTTTGAAATCTGACTTTGGGTTAGCTACCAAGCTAACACTATTCAGTGTATCGCTACTAGGAATACCACCACCGTTCATTTCGCCCAATAATGTAGATTTGTCAGTCTTTAGAAAATCTAATAAGTTTGTTGAAGTCTTTCGCATAATACAATCCTTTAATTCTTTTTATGTATTTATGTGCAAAGTTTTTATTCTGCCTTTTATGTGACTATAAATAGTATAAACTAATACAGGATATGTGATATTATATGAAGAAACGAACTAGAGGGAATCCAATTCCATTAATTGTAGAAGAGCATCCGGTTGAATATGAAGGATATCCATTTATAACATTAATACAATACCGAAAAGAACATTATCTGACTATTGTTGACAATACCACACCAAAGACAATAAAGTCGTATGTCCTTGATTATTGTGGGCCTTCTAATGTAGAAGAGGACACAATCATAGAAGTTGCTGCATATTGGTGGGACAACAATAGAGAGCAATATCCATTATCTTTCGAATTCTCAAAGTTAGGAGCAACAGGAAAAGTTAGTGGAATCTACCGCTCGTTTAACATCGAGTATGTCACTAGAGTCATAGGACCTCTTCCCAAATTCGAAATGCAAGAGACTCACAGTATCAAACGCAGGAAACGTAAACCGATGCCTAAAGGGGTCATAATCAATAGGGTTTAGTTTTTAAGCTTATCCTGATCACTTAAGATGCCAGCACTAACATTAAGTGATTTTATTAAATTGAATGATTCTGTTGGGAATCCAGACTCATCTCCCATTCCATCACCAACATTGGTTGATTGGGTGGGGGATGGTTGTACATTTTGTCTATTGGTGTTTGCTAGTTGATCACCCAACTCAGTCAATTCACCCATTTCGTCAGTAATGTTTTCTTTTGTTGCTAGTTGATCACCTTTTTCTGTGACTTCTATTGTTCCGTCACCAACTAATAATACCCCTAATTTAGCTAATACATCTCGTGCACTTGCAAAATTGCTATCCATATTATCTTCAGTTTGTTGTAGAGTGCCGTATGCCATGTGACTATTTGGAGCAGCCTTGACCTTAGCCAAAACTTCTTTTTGTATGTCGGATAAATGTACAGTAGTTAATATTCTCATAATCTTATTTATGTGCCTGTTATAAAATGCCAGCCTTTATCAAATGCAATTGCAAAACTATAGTCAGAGCATATCCTATTGAATGTGGCTTTTTGTAATACGGTCCTCCATTTACTGGTTTTGCGTATAATATCTTTCTAATTTGTGTTAAGTTATTTCTGGTTCTTTCCTCTAAATACTTGGGGATTAACGCACGCTTGGAAGGTCTAATTAATGCAATACAATCTGCCAAATCATTAACACACACTGGGCGAACTCTGGATACCAAATCAAAATGATTATGAAGTTGAAATAACTTTATTACCACTTCAGGGCTTTGCAACAAATTCCAATCAGGTTCCTTGCGGAGCAATATTCGAATTTCATCTTTTGATTTGAAATTATCCAATATTGACAGATGCAAAAAATCTATTTTAAAATATCCTAATTCTTCTGCATCTTTGTACGGTATTGCTGCCAATCCAGTTAATACGTCCGTTGGTATTTCTTGGAAATATATTCCAGCATTGTGTTTTTTTAATACCCCATCTTGAACTCGAGACGCGCGTACCGCAGTGTCAAATATATCAAGAGGTGAAAACGTTGTTGGGAAATCTATATCTACATCCATTATTTTTGAAACATAAGGTAATTATTGATAATAATATACCACATATTGGAGACAGAATCAACTACTCTATTGCTATTATACCAACAATAACGAATCAATAGCTGTTGTCACTGCAGAATCAATCTCTAATTGAGTTGTAGCGTCTGTTATCGCTTTTTTCCCAGTAAGTCGGATTAATTCGATTGTTGATCCTATACCAACCCACATTGATTTCTGTGATATGATAGTGTCGGCCGCTATTGTAGAACTAATCCCCATTGCGGTGGCTTCGGCTTGTATTAGTGGATATGGAGTCAGATCAACAGGATATCCTGCTGCGATATAATCTGTTGCTTCTTCGCTTTTTTCTTGATATATCATTGATTGTCCATCACCAACAGTAATGTATCTACGTCTAGCCTGTTCTGCAGTTGAATCAATTTTAGTTTTGTTGTTGGTTTTTGATATTGATAACATATCCAACGGAGTCGCAGCGACAAACGCAGCATCTAATGCAGATTGTGTTACTCCCTGTACTGCTAATATGTTGAGTTTGCTGTTATATACTGCTTGTGTGTTATCTGGTTGTCCAGCAGAAGCAAGCAATGCAGGAATATCATAATTTTGGGCGATGATGTTAATTGACGGCATTGTTATTCTCCAATGAAATATGCGTATATGTATGTATTCGTATTAAGACCTGCTAATATAGGAACAGGAATTGTGGATGAATTGGTACTATAAGCATACCCACCTATCGTTGTTGTTGCTCCGTCACAATATTTCACTCCATTTGCCTGAACCAGGACAGAACCAAGTCCCCCAGAAGTAACAGGAACTATCCAATCCTTTGCAGTTGGCATTCCTCCAATAGTCCCCATGCTTACGGAAAATACACCAGAAAGAACCGCATCCGGGGAAAACAAGACGGACACCCCGACTGCATACCACCCAGCTTTCGTTGGTGTGAATAGATTGGTCACACTATCATAATCTGCTCCTGCACCACCCATATCATCACGGATTGTGCTTAAATTAATGATGGTGGTAGTGTTAGCAGGAACTACAGTGGGATCTACGTCATTTGATACGGTAACACCATACGCGGATGTTGGTAGATTGACAAGCTGTGAAGCATCAAGAGCAGGCAAATTACCAGAACCGTCAAGTTGCACTATCTGATTCGCACCACTCCCTACTGTAGCACCATTGACACTATCCGCATCAATCGTTCCTATTTGAAATTGTTCTACTGTTGGTTGAGCCATTTGAATGTTCCTTTAAAGTTTCAGTCCACCAAACACTACAAATTCAATTGTAGTGCCAGTTGGTTGAGCAGTGTTAAATGTTATGGAGTTCTGGATACTACCATATCCATCAACTTCGGAGTATCCTAAGTCAAGGCTAGCGTCACCAGCCAATATCGTCGAACTTAATGCAACAAATAGTTGGTTTGTGCCTGTATTTGTAATAACAACTGAAGACCCCACTCCATCAGAATCAGAAAAGAATATAAGATCGCCACCAGGAATGAATATGGCGGTCGCATTAGTATTATTCGTTGCCAATTGAAAATTTATGTCTGTTATCAAATCCCCATACGTTGTTGCATTTGTTCCGTTGACAGATACTATGGTATTTCCAATTCCGTTGACATTTATGTCAAATGTGTAAGCAACACCAGGGGTCAGTAACGTTGGTGTATCCAAATTGAGTGGGGGTGCCACACTACGAACAACAGCTGATCTACCTCTTGTATTTGCTAAGTATTTAATGCCGTTCACGTGAACACATAGACCTTCTGACCCAACAATGTAATTTGGACATGCAACTACTGTGGCATTTGATCCTAATACAACTACAGATCTGTTGTTTGATGTGCGGAGTTTTATTATACCCTCTAGTGCACGTACTGATTCCGATAAATCAACTACCTGCCATTCTTCTAATATAGATGATGAATCTGGAGTAAAATCATTCGGATCTCCATTTCCAGTTGATGACCCAAGAACAGCAAACCCTGGGACAATAATATCAGCTGCATTGTTGAATGATATTGTAAGATCGCCCTCAGTAGCAGTTCCAATATTAGTGTCCAATGATGCTCCATTAACGAAATTATCACCTGAGGCTGCAGTTATTTGATCTTGAACGTACTGTAGTGTTGCAGCATCATCTGGAAACACAGGGGATAAAACACTAGCTATTCGGTTCATATTCATATCTAGTGTTCCGGATAATACTCCACCAGACAGATTTAGCTTTGAATCTATCTGTGTTTGTATAACAGCAGTAGTGCCAGCCAAGAAGTTGATTTCACTGGCAGAAACTGAAATATCACCCAAATCAACAACTGTCAACCCTGATGAAACCCACTGATTGATTGATGTGTTATACTGTAGAAACTGTTGGTTTGTTGGTGGTGTGGTATTAACATCACTCAAATTAAGCAGGGAATGGGTGTGTGATTGGGTGCTGAATTGTGCAGTGGTCCAATCAGTGGTCCACTTTAGTGTGGCTGCGTCTTGGTTGTTTATTGGATCTGGGACATTTATGATTTTGTATCCATTCATATCCAGATCACCAGACAGTTGTCCACCAGATTGCCCTAACAACCCTCCAGTAACATCTGCCCATGTGGTATTACTGTCGCGAATATATAATTTGCTATTTGCACTATCATACCACAGCGTTCCTGTTTCCAGTAATGGTTCTGATGGTGATACGTGAACCGCATTTGAACTTTCCCAATTATTTCCATTCCACACTCTCATTGTGTGTATCGGCTCAAAACCTTCAGTGTTTGGGTTTGTTATTACTTGGGTTCTACCACTAGATGCAGTTAAGTCAATATATTCATGAGTGATGAATGTGGGAGATAACGGATGATCGGAAGTATCTACCCCTTGTTTCAGTATAGCATTACCTGGAACCGCAGAATCTAGCCAATACACCCCGTGAGTTGTTGCTGGTTGAGATGTATTAATAGTAATAATATTCCACGTATTGGTGCTAATATCCCACTTATACCAATTATTATCATCGGTTTTTATATGAGAGAAATACGAATGCCACACTTGGCCAACAATTGGATATTGTGGTTCAATATCACCTGAGAAATTTTCCAGTAAATGTATTGTGTTTTCTTGTAGTCGTTCCCCATACTCTGGATGTCCTTTTCCGTATGTAATAAATGAAGTGAATGCAGATACTGCAGTATCAGTCAAAGTGGTGGATATAGGAAACAATGGGCCGTCAGTTGTGTACTCTCGTACACTAAATGCAGGTTTAAAAGGATCAGTGAAGTTAATGATATATTTTTGGGTCATATTATTCTCGCGTGCATTATAACTATTTTACTAATATTTATGCAAACGTATACAGAATAATATTAATGATGATAGATTGCACTATTCTATGGTGATTGTTGTTGGAGTTCCTGTTCTCCAATCTGCAACACTGGCGGCTTGACGCCACTGATATATGGTGTTGCCCGTTGAGGTGCTGTAACTATATAAATTGTTAGTATATAGATATCCCAGAGATGAGTGGTATGCATACTCAAATAAATTTTGTGGTGCCACCCCAATAATCTCAATCGTGATTAGAATGCCACTTCCTTGGTTAAAATCACGATATTGTATAAAATTAAACTGAAAACCATTTATAGTGTTTGGTTGTATGCTTGTTGGATCTAGAGTGAGGTGGGCTGTTACCTCAAAATATGTATTATCATTCACCCATGGGGTATATACAGTTAATGCTAGGTCGAATGTGATACCTGTTCCGTAAAAATGAAGACCCATTGATATCGGACCAGATGATACTGGAGCGTTTGCTCTATTGTAATATTCACTTAATGATATTGGGGAAGTTCCACCATATTCAGCTTGAATATCACTACAACTAATAGGACCTGTGTTTTGCAGTGCCATTATTTTTTCAACTCATCCACTTCAGCTTTCAATTCTTTAACAGCTTCTATTAGTAGGCTAACAAGATTGCCATACGCAACTGACTTTATACCATCACCATTAGTGCGGACTACTTCTGGTAATACTTTCTCAACTTCCTGTGCAATTACACCGGCTTGTCTATCCATATCTATGTCAGTTCTATCAAAAGTAACACCACGTATCTGTGATAATTTGCTTAGTGCATTTTCGATTGGATTGATATTTGTTTTTAATGTTATGTCAGAGAATGCAGTGATATCACCAACTGTTGTTAATGCGCCTGTGTCTGTCAACGTCATAACTACAGGTGCTGATGATGTCTCATTGCCAACTCGCCAATCAAACGATCCAGATGTTATTATATTAAAATGCATTCCATTGTCAGTTGCTATCAGTCCTTGACTGTTCATGTATATGTCTGAAGCATTGCTAACAGACCCATTTCCACGGTTCAATTCAACAGATCCAACCCCTAATGTGCCGTTAATATTCAAGTTGTTTGTTATTGTTTGGTTTCCGTTAGTGTGTAATAAATCACCTTTAATGGTGTTCACACTTCCATCAGCATCAACCGTCAATACTGTAGTCATGTTGACATCAGAACCTACAGTAACTGTACTTGAGTTGGCTGCCAATACTTTCATTGCAGTAGTGCCAGTTCCGCCTCCAATTTCAATCACTGCTCTGGATAATGGAACATTATCTGCAGATGATATATATCCAGCGGAATTTTGTTTTGGACGGACAGCATAACTAATTACAGTGGATGCAGTTGAGTATTGAGACCCAATAATGTTCAAAAAGTCATTATTGCCGGCAGTGTATTTGGATTGTATCATAGTACAGCCGTTAGTTGCGGTATTATCAGATAATGTTAATAACCCATCTATTATTTGGTTGCCACCTGAATGTATGATACTGTATAATGCACCAGTATTGTCTTCTATTTTGAAGTCACTATCAGCATCATCCCATGTGATCGAGCGCCAGGCTCCACCAGAACGATCTCTAAACTCAAGAAGGGAGGATGCGCTTCCTATTGTGTCTGAGCCAATACGAGCCGAACCATATATATCCAGTCTGGCATCTTGTCCTAGTTGCATCAAATAGTTAGTATTCCCATCTACTTTGTTGTTGTTGTGGCCCCATATGAATTGTCTAACTGTTGATATGTTTGTACTGTCTATCAACATATACATATTATCACCGGCAGTAATCAAACCAGAAGCTGTCATTGAAATATCTGGACCTACTCCTGCATTGCCATTGCCCTCATTTAATGTAATTCCAGTTGTTGATACTGTACCACCGTTAGTGATAATAACATCATCTGCTTGGAAGTTGCCGGATATTATTTGTCCACCTTCAGTGTGCATGGTTTCTGCCCAAGCTGTCCATCCAGTAGCGACAGCATAGTGCCTCATGTGTTGACGATGGAATGTATTTTCATGTTTATATGCAATTTGCACAACGTGGTTAACTTGGTTGTTCGCTGAAAATACTTGCAGGTGCCAACTCCAAACTCCACCAACAGGTTGGTTTATGTCATTTCCCCCATCCATCATATAATAACCAGGAGATGTCATGTTATCCCAATTGACGACAGCCACTCTAAAATCTTCTGGATTTTTTATGATATCACGAATAACTGTTAAGCTGTTGGGACTGACAGTGAGATCGTTTATTGTCTGTCCGCCACCAATATGCAATATATCATTTAAATTTCCAGAACCATCTGTTATTCGTGGAACCCCCGCTACAATACCAGTTCTTGGTATTGATATTGCGACATCAAACGCAACATGGGCATCATCATATGATTGAATGTTGAAATTGCTACCAGAAGCTACAACATCCCACCATTTTTCATTTACAGCTTCAGATGGATCGACAAGTTCGATTCTGGGTTCGGTGGTGGAAACAGTGATTGTTCCATCAAATGTTGCTCCACCTACAATCTTCCACTGTGATCCTGTCCATATGAGAAAGATATTACTATCAGTGTTGTACCAAGATTGTCCCACTAATGGCAATGAGATGCCTCTACCAACTCCAAGATCTACTTCATCTTTTGGAGCAGATCCATTAACAGACACCAAATAATCAGTATTCGGAACTGTGCCTGTTGTTCCACCCAAATAAACAGGAAGATGGTCACCATCCACTTTTGAAAAACATGCAAAGTTTTCTGCTAGTCGGAAGATGTTTGTTTGTATCCCTGCTCCCCACTGAGTAGTGCCATCACCATACAAACTAAGATCTGAATTTCTTGAGGTTGTGCTACGTGGGCCATCAATTCTTCCTGGATTTATAGTGAAACTTAATCCACCAGATGTATTTTCGATTAGGTATGCGCCACTCATGTGGTAATATCTCCTTATTGCTAATTCTTTGTGTTATTTATGCTACACTAATTTAAGTGTTGATGTTGCTACCTGTACAGCTGCTTCAATTGCACTAACATCCGAAGCATCAGAAACAGCCTTCTTCCCTGTTAATCTAATTTCTTCAATTGATGCTCCTGCTAATATCCATTGTGCTGACATTGCTACTATATTATCAGCACATACGGTTGGTGAATTGCCAGTGGCATTTGATTCTGCTTGTATAAATGGGTAACTAGATAAATCGATTGGATATCCAGCTGCTACATAATCAGCTGCCTCCTTCTCCTTCTTCTGGTATATTAGTGATTGTCCAACTCCTGGAGTCAAAAACGAAAGTCTTTTAAGTTCAGACGCGTTATCAATTTCGGAATTTGCTGCAGAACGTGCATTGGATAATAAATCAGTTCGTTCATTTATAATCCAATTTTCAGTTGATGCATCATATGTCACATATTGAGTATCAGGGTTGAATATATCATCACTAGGTAGTGGGGTGTTTGTTGCATCGTATTGATTTGTTCCATCCGTTGCAGTTCCACTGCCCATAATGGAAGCTACCAATCTAAATGTTATTCTATCATAAAAGTATGTATACATTGTTTATTTTTCCTGTACTGGTTATGGAGTGTGATATGCGACAACAAAGACTTCAATTTGCACATCCCCAGAGTTTAGTAGTTGACGAGTGGTTATTAATTGGTTGATGACTGGCATCCATGTTTCGGTTATGCCGTATACTGGAGTATTTGGATCTGTTGAGTTTGATGGCCCTGCTGTCCCTGCAATTGTGTTTGAATTTGTGATATCGTTGGCATCGAAGTGCACGTTGACCACACATTGGCGTATGGTTGTATTTGGGGCATCTACCACAATAACAGTACGTATCAACGCCATGTCTGCATTTGCTGGAATGCTATCGTATAGTGCAACATCCCCAACGCCAGGAATAGGTATGATTATTGGAGTTACATAATCCAACAGTCCAGTGAATTGCTGGTAATTCCCATCACCAGCAGTAGATACAGCACTTACACGCCCAAACGTCCCAGGAAAAAACAGATTTGTTCCAAATACAATGGTACCAGTAGTTAAACTATCCACATATCCTTTGTTGGCTGCATGGAAATCATTAGTTGGTGTTGGGACATACAATGGGGAATCAAAATACCAGGAGCTTGTTGCGGCGTTGTATCCAAATTGATTTATTGTTAATTCAGTTGCTCCTGAATATGGCGAAATATTAAAATTATTGTTGACATCTGTGTATAATTTTGCACCTGTAATGTTAGAGCTTTTTAGTAGAACTTCACCCAGGGTTGATGTTCCAGATGCCTCAATATCACTAGTGGTTATCCCAGTTGAGTCTATTTTTGTTGTTATTCTGCCTGCCCACCCAGTTGTCCAGTTGTCCGGAGATGAGTTAATCACAAGTCCACCTTCTGCGTTTACTGCAACAATCTCGCCAGATTGTTCCTGTATTACCCCACCAGTTTCACCGGCGTTTAACATTAACTGTTCTGAATTTTGATTGATAACTGCGTTGGGGTCTATTATACCTGTTACAGTATGCACTGATATAGTATTAGCACTTATTCCCTTCGTGCCGGAAGTTAGTGTTAAGCTAGACCCCACAATGTTTTTACCGTCAATATCACCAGCTGTTATTATATTTCCAGCTGCATCTATGAGAGTTGTGGTGTTCCATCCAGATACACCATCAGTTCCAATAGATAACATGTCAAGAGTAGAGTTAAAATTGTCAGACAACTGAATACGGGTATGAGATGCATCAGTGGCTGGTTCGAATTTGTATATAGCTCCAGCGTCTGTCTGATCGGAAGAAAGGTATATTTTTCCAGATGGTGGGATGGTGATACCACCTGCAAATTCAATAACAGGCAATCCAGTCGTACTGCCATCACTCTGTATGTATCTACCATCAGTAAAATCACGTGACATTGCATCAGTACCAGTAACTGGATCTTTTACATTGGTGATGTTGTTATTGTTCATGTCCAATGTGCCGGTTATGGTACCTGAACCATCATTAGCCACAACATTAGACAATGCAAATTCCAATCCTTCTATATCACCAATGGCTGTTCCTGTTGTTAGTGTAGTCCATCCAGTAGTACGATAGATATACATTTTTCCGTCAGTTTTGTTAAACCACAATTGTCCTGTGACTGGATTGTTGATACCCAACCCACCACCAAGATCAGAAAAATCAAGTGGGATTCCAGGGGATGTTGGTTTTTCTTGGCAAGAAAAGTTTTCAAGTAGGCGGAAAAAATTGCTATTAAATGATTCACCCCACCCAATAGATGCATTTCCGTACAACGTCAAGTCAGTATTTTTCTGGACACCAGTTGGCCCACTGAAAGTTTTTGGTGGTATCGTAAACGTTGTGGATGAATCTGTACTTGTAATTAAGTAATTCTGTGTTTGTGCCATCTGGAAATCCCTATAATGTAAGCCGTAATATGCTATTTATGGGTTTGGTTACTACAGATTTAGTTCTTGTACAAATTCTTTAATTTTGGCAACTTTGTTTGTATTTTTCTTAAATTTTTCAATCCAATACGTGGGTCTTATAATTGTTTCCATTATAATCTTTTCTTCTGATTTTACTCCATCAACATAGAATTTCATAAATTTAGAGCTCAAAAGCAAAAACCACGGAGACATGCGTCTAGTGCGTAGAAGTTGTATTACATCATTTGGAGTCAATATATCAAATACTGCACTAACGTCACACTCAGCCGCATCAGCAACATCAAATAATGTGTTGATTGTTATATTTGCTTGTTGTAGTGGATCACCACGTCTATCTATAAATTCCAAATACATGCTATACACAGCATCATCAGCCCACATGGTGGGTGGGATTTGGTTTTCTTTCATTAACCAAATAAATCTCTGTGGTTCAGGCAAACCTGTTCGCTTTACCAACTTCGCAAATCGAATAAATGCTAAAAAATACTTGGAATGTAAGAAAGCAGATGGTGCTGGAACAATCCGATGGTGAGCCCTCATCCACGATTGATAATGAACCCAAGCTGATTGCCCTATATTAGTTCTGAATTCTTCATCTCTAATCATTTGTTTGCAATGGTGCTTTATGAATGCGCCTTCTCTTACAAACTTGCGCAAGCAAAAATTGCATTCATATTTGTATTTTGTCATTATCTCTTCTTTAATTCTTTTTTAATTAATTTGATTTCATCTGGTTGTTTGCCTAATTGTTCAGCATAATCTATAATAACATCATCAGATAATAAAGACAACACTTCTGATGCATGTGTTGAATTATAACCAAAATACTCCCCAATTACTTTTATTGTAATTGGAGTGGCATGAGATTTTTTACTCAGTTTTTTTGTCCATTTGTATCGTTGATGTTGTCCACCAGTGCATACAGTAAGCAAGTGTACCAACAACTCTTTGTGGTTAGAGAAACCAAATACATATGGATTGACAAACTCATTAAGAAAATAAAGCTGACCAGCATCAGACGATCCAGTTAACCACCGCATAACAACTAAAGGTTGTAGAGCTTTCTTCTCATCAGTTGATAACTTACCATAAAAAGAATGATCTTTATTGCTTATTTTTCCGAGAACGTCAAATATATCAAGGGCATATGTTTTAGGAGATTTCGGCATTTGGGATAGTCAATCGCTTATTGCAAAATTTACAAAGGGCATGATCTTTTAGTGCTACAATATATTCATAAGGGTGAACACATTCCTTTACCATAGTGCTGCGTAATTTTTGAATATCATCAAACACTGGTTGTTTCTGTGCCTGTAAATCCAATATTGAATCTTCAATTGGACGGATGAGAGCCATTAACTTTACCATATTGTCCATCTTCCTGTTCCATGAAGTTTTTTCGGAACGATCGGCAGTATTTGATATAATTTCTCGGGTCTTTCGTTGTGTGTGTTCTTCTGTTGTTTCGAACTCTGGTACTTTCCTTCTAGCCATTTCATAGTCTCCGGCGATTTATTATGTGTGTTATATTTGTCCCAATCTGATATACATAGCGGCGGCATTAATCTCCGCATCTGCACATATAGAATGTTTGTACAAGTGCTCCGCTATCACGACAATACCCTCTTCCCATTTTGATGTGATTGAAAACTTAGATGATTTGTCCAAATTTTCATATAGAAATCGATAGACATCTTCCCATTCTTCTGGTGTTACCTGCCCACATGTGAGTGTTCGTGCTCCACTCCAATCATCAGCTGATAACAAATCAAGTAGTTTGAATTTGTAATCACCGGCATCACCAGTAGCAGCCAGAGGCATTAACGTACCATCTACTGAATTCTGTTGAACCATATTGATAATCTTGCGTATATCAGGGAAACCAACTCTTACGTAACTATCCAATAAAGCCAGATCAAAAGCAACATGTTCTGCTAATAATATGGTTGCTACAGCTGCAGTGACTTCATCTACATCATGTTTTACAAAACGAAATTGCTGAGTTCTTGATTTGACGGCTGGTATAATTTTGTTTTCGTAATTGCATGTGAGTATGAAACGGGCAGTGTCAGCATAGTCTTCCATCATTTTACGGAGGATTGCTTGTCCAGACAGTGTAACATAATCGGCCTCTTCCAAGTGAATGATTTTAAAATCACCCATAGCGAAGGTAGTAATGAAATTTTTGATTTTGTCTCTCATTACATCCACACTGTTCTCGTCGGATGCATTCAATGTTAGCACATCTGTTGGGTCCATATCCAACTCATTAATGAGGATTAGAGAAATTGTTGTTTTGCCGGATCCCTGTACCCCAGAAAAAAGTAGATGAGGAATCGTTCGGTCCTGTATCATGCGCGTTATAGCGGCTTTCTGGTTGGAATCGTGAAATATGTATGTATCTAAAGTTTTGGGACGATATTTCTCGACCCATAGTGCGTGTTTGTCTGCGTTCATGTTGTTGATGCAATCTCTTCGTTATAATTATTATTTTTACATATTATAGAGTGAAGAGATTGTAATGTCAACTATTTCTGATCAATAACACCAGTACGTAATTGTTCAGTTACGGCTTTGCGGTTAATCATTTCGGTTAACATAGACGCTTGTGCTACATCTTCGGGAGATTTATCACTTTGGGTATCAAGGGTGGATAATAATTCTTCTGTTTGTTCCACTGGTGTGGCTATATTGGATATTGGTGGAGGAATATCAGCAGATTCATGTGCAATAGCAAGCCCTCTCTTCTCCCGTTTATATTCCATTATTGCGTTGTTTGTGGCGACTGTTAGCATTACTGCAAGTGGATCAAACACAATGATAATAATAAGAATTAGCCACTTGGTTGTGTTATCAATATCCTGATCAAACACTTTTGCGATGAAGATAATAGGACCAATATGTGCTTCCTGTTCTAGATTGATTGCTTTGAGTTCTGCAATTTTCTTTGTGTTGTCTCTTATTTCTTGTGTGTATTCTCGGATGTCTAACTTCAACTGGTTGAGTTCTTCACCATATGATTTCATTAATCGTTCGCGACCAGTCACATAATTATTGGGTAACGCTGATATATCAGCATCTATTTGTTTTTTGCGGGACAAGCGTTCTGTTTTGAGTACAGCCAGGTTTCTATTATCATCTTCTAATAATTGTGACTGTTGCTCATTTATTTTTGTGCCCATTATATCTTGTTGATATGCGGAGGATAGAAATCCAAATATGCCGGCTGATGTTATAACCATCAATACAACTACTGCCAATATAAGATAAGTTTTTACAAAGAACCCCATTTTATCCCAAAATCGGGATAAATAAGAGGCCGTAACTAACTTTCCAGCTTCCAGTGAACTAGCCATTATAACTATGGGAATGAACGATCCTGTGAATATTTGTGCCAATCCATACACACTAAAGAATGCAGCCGAACCAGCAATCGATAAAGTAGTCAATAATAAAATTACAATAAATCCCATGAAACTCTCCGTTTTGTTAAACTTTAGGGTATTTATGGTTGGTTATGTGGGTGATCCTGTCATGCTAATAAAATTTGATTAGAGTCTGTGCGCCAATAACGTTCACCTTCATAATCAAAACCTTCAGACCACCGGAGAGCATCAATTAATATCCGCGAACCCACTGAGATTTCATCAGAGCATTCAGGGCCTAATATCTTTGCTGTGCCCCATCTTGCAGACTTTGTGCTGCTATCCACACGTACAAATGTCAATCCCCAATCTGTCTTCTCTTCGAATTGTTTCGACCCCATGTGTCGTGTTTGTTCGCTTTCAAATTGAAAGATGATGTGATTACGTAGTGCAACTAATTCAGTCATTTGAGTGCCTATTTTAATTTTGGTCTAGCTTTTTGTGAACTTTTCTTTGGTTTAACTTCATCAATAAATTTACCATCAGTCCCAATATCAACAGGAGAAGGTAGTTTTTTATCAACATCAACATCAAGTTCTGCATTGATTTTTGGAGCTGGGGTTGGTACTTTTTTAACTCGGTGGCGCAAGCGCTTATCGATAAAATCTTGACGTGCTCGTACATCTGTTGTTGGTGGGGATGATGCAATTTGTTGTTTGATTTTAAGCAAATCAAAATCAACAAGCTCTCCTTTGGCGCTTCTAACTGTGTTACCCATTTGTGATCTCCATTATTGTTATCTTAAAAATTCATTAATATCTAATTCATATAGCACACTATCAACATCATGCACTCCGATTAAGTACAATACATATGATGCTACACTACTTCCCCTTCCAGTGCCCCATACTATATTGTTATCTGTTAACTTATTTATAACAAAAATAAGCACGCGTAAAACATCAAACATTTTGTGATGGGTAAACATGGTTAGCTCACGTGCAATTCGACGAGCACGTACTTCAATCTCTATATCTGATAGATTAAAAGAATCAATGTGCTGTTCGAACTTGGATATAACGTACTGATTCATATCTAGTTTGGTATACTGATCAGGCATTATCCATTTCATGCTCAGTTCGGATAGTGATTGTTTTATATTAACTTGTTCGCCCTTGCTAACAAACCGATTATACTGCAATATGTCGTTTGATATTGAATCAACAAACAATTGGGTGGATGAAGTGCCGTTAGATATTAAAGTATTGAGGGTTGATTCTGATACTGTGGAATCACCATCATACCACAGTATCCTATTCTTTAATTGAGTACTATTCGAAACCACTGTCATATTGTCCATCAGATGAATCAATATTGGGTGTTGGTAGTTTTCCATCGGCACCTGGTGTTAACATTGGCGCAGGAGCTGATATCGAGCTAGGCATGGGAACGTATTGTGGTGCCTGCACAGTTGCTGGTGGTACATGGGATGGCACTAGCCGAGATGGCATTAGGGGAATTACTGGCGGCGTGGGCAATTCTACCATAGTTTCAACCTCAATTACTTCTTCGATAATATTATTTATCTTGTTGCGGATGAGTGCCCATTGGTCATTAGTTGGAGACCAATCATCCAACTGCAATTCTTCCACCCCTTCTAGCCAGGCTCTGAATTCGGATAATGTAATCTTTTTATTTTTCTTTTTTGTTTTTGTTTTACGTGTGATAGCCATTATGATTTTTCTGTAGTTGGTGTATTATTAATTGTTGATAGGTTAGTATCACCCCAAGTTACCGGTGAACCTGTAACTGATGCCCCCGAACAATACGGTGCGATCGGGAAATTTGTATTGTCGTATAGGATGGGAGTTCTGGGAGTAGGTGTGGGCTGTGGAAATGACAGGCTGATAGTATCTTCTGTTCGTTCCAACATTTTAAGTATTAACTCCCATTCGCCTTTATTCGGCAATTCATCACCTTTTCCAACCGTAAACCCAAGCATCCATGCTTTAAATTGTGTGAATGTAATTTCTTTTTCGTCCATCATTAGATGATATCTCCTGCTAATTTTTCTTTTAAATATTTATTGTATGTATCTGCTGGTGCAATATTAATCCACGTTGTTGGAGAAATAGGGTGACATAACATTTGATATTTAAACAATGATGGACTGACATTGATATAATTGGGATGGTAATCAGTTACTGATATTGTAGCATATTCATATCTCGGACAATCAGGGCCATATATAAATGCACTGAATTCTCTTCCAGCTACTTCAGCTACTTCCACAACATCTAATTGGGATGTTTCACCATCAACAACCAAAATATTCCAGTTCGCTGGGACCAGAAAGTTGAATCCCAGAATTGATAGTTCTATTGTTGGTGTTACAATTTCTTCAAGCACCAACAGTGGTGATATTGTGTAATCCATTAGGTTTAGGTCTAATACCCAAATTGAATCCGCCACTGTAGGCGTATGAATGCTGTCCAAAATTACAGGTTTTGAACTATCATTAAATACTAGCATGCTTTGTGATTTCCTGGGGTTGTTGGAATGTGTCCCAATGTTGGCATATTCCTGTTTTTATTTTTATATGATGTAGTATACACCAACTCATTGCCCAATTGCAACATCTTTCGTTCGGTTATAGCATAATTTAATTTTGCCACAATCCCATATTCGGTAAATGTGTTGCTCTGCCAATATAGTCTTTTTTGATTTGTTGGCATCATATCCACGATCCACGAGTTGTTGTTTTGTGATATAACGACGATGAAATCTAGATTTTCCATCAGTCCACCATATAGTAGGCTGTGTAGTATATAACAGGGTAAATCCAATATAATCCTTTACCAATCCAGTAAACCATCTACGATCAACAAATGCTATTACTTGCTCATATTGTTTATCGTCCAGTGCATATTTAAACATTTTGCTTCCCAATCCTGGGTTGTTCTTCTTGTTTGTTACAAATCGTTTGAGTTCTATCACTCCTGGTGTGCTGCGTTCGTTATTCTGTTGGCCGAATACCATAACCCCGATTAATTCATCATTAGTATTAAAAGACCCGATTCTGTAATTCCCACATGTGCCAGCACCCAATAAATGATATTTGGTTAGAAATTCCTTTGCTTGTTTCCATGAAATTTCTTTGGTAGTGCATTTTCGTGCGTAATCACCTTTCTTGCTTTTGCCAACAAAATGCAATATCGTGTCTTTGCATTGTTGTTTCATATTCTTCCATTCATCTTCAAATATATGAATCAGACGAATATTATTATTTTCGCATTGCTGAGTTTTATTCAAATGGTACGTTGAATCCTTTCCAGCTGCATCACTGTGCCAATATAACCCATTATATTCTATTGCTAGGTTGTATTCTGGCAGGTATATGTCAAGTTCATATGGAGGAATTATACTTCTAGTGTTTGTAACTATATCAACTCCAGCATCCACCAAAAATTGTTCAATTTCTTTTTGGCCAATTGACGTAAAGTAATTTCTTATCTCAATATCAAAGGTTTTCATGCTCCTTGCTACAGTAGTTGCACTTACTCCCAAACCTTCAGCTATTTCCAACTGTGATAATTTATTTGTGTGATGTTGTTCTACCAACCAATCAATACTTTCTAATTTTGTTACTACATCAGGTGGTATGTGCTTATTCACCCAATGAGTCGTCCCGTATTTGTTTAAATTTGTTGTTTTTGTTCGTATTTTCTTACATGCAGGACATCCTTGTCCGAGAATATGAGCATTAGCCTGTTGTGAGAATTGACCATGTGCATTACAAATGATGTCAACCTTTTGATCAGAATACACAACGGGTGGCAATAGAGAATAATCATATAGACTGCCATGTGTTATTTTCATTTGGTTCAAAAAATGAGACACATCCTTCTTCATTGCTTTTGATAGTGTGTCCTGTTTGCACACAGGACAACCATCTCCACTCATGTGTTTGTTTACACGTTGAGCAAATGTCCCATGAACCAAACACACAATATCCACAATATCAGCAGATGATATATTACTATCCCACATTGAATAATCGTACTTGTTGTTGTGCATTTCATTTGACTTGGTTATGAAATGAGCAGTTGGTAGTTTTCGTTGTTTCCCCAATCTATCATTATGACACAAGCGACAGCCATGTCCTGCTGTTATGTGGTTTTTGATTGTTTGTTCGAATTTTCCATGTTCCGGACATATAATGTCAACAAGTGTTGCTAGTTTTACATCGGATGGCCATAACGAATAGTCATACTTACTGTTGTGAATTTTGTGGCTTTGTTGTATTCGTTCGGCGGTACTGAGTTTCTTACTCATAATCAACTTTATGTTTTTTGTGTGGATATTTTGATTCTTTATAAAAAGCAATCCGTTCGGTTAAATGCTTTCTCCCGTATTTTAGATCTGAGCATATATCTGTTACGTTAACATAGTCCTTATCTGGCGCTTTACGTAGACCTCTGCCAATCGTTTGAATCACACGAACAAACGATTTTCCAACATCGATAA